TTATTATTGCTTGCATTTCCTCTTTGGATAAATTACGTTTTGCGTTAAGTAATAGCCTTAGTTCAGGGTCATTTTTAATCTCCTCAGCTAATACTGCAACTTCAGGATCTGTATAATAACCATCTTGCGTAGGTACTGAACCAGTTAAAAGGTAGTCAATAGATACATTAAATAACTTGGCAATATCTGTTAGCATATCCGTGCTAGGTGTACGAGCACCACTTTCCCATAGTGATACTGTAGACTTCGCCACATTTAATTTTTTACCTAACTCCTCACCAGTCCATTGGTTATCTTTTCGCAATGTTTGTATGCGTTGCCCTAAAGTTTTTATATTGCATACCTCCTATAGCTATCATATTAAATTGTAAACAAAATGTAAACTTACAATATGCAAACTTTTATAAAAAGTTTATTTGACGGTATGCATTTTGTGAACTATAATAAGCTCATAAGAAGTTTACAATTAGTAAACACAAAGGAGGTGCGTACATGAAAGAACTTTCTAAACTTCGCCAAAAATATGGTTATACACAATTGGAAATGGCAAATATGTTGGGCTTACATAAGTCCACATATAACCAAAAAGAGAATGGCAAAAGACATTTTAAACCAGATGAAATGGCTAAAATATACGATTTCTTTCGCCACCTTGATAGTCAGTTAAATATGCAAGATATTTTTTTATAATCAATGTTTACTAAACGTAAACAAAGGAGAATGAACATGACACACAATGAAGTAAGAGAAAACCTATTCAAAGAATTATGGCAGCTTGAATTTAACCTAGTGTACGACATGAATGGTAAAGAACAGGCTATGAAATGTGCAGACACTCTATGTAGCGACTTTGCAGACGCACCTAATAATGAACTTCAAAAGTTAATTGATGAGTATAACAAGGAGAATTAATCATGAAGAAAACTGCAAAAGAGTTTTGGGAGTTCGCAAGTATGGAGCATGTTGAATACATGTTCGAGCATTATGGGCTTATTCAAATCACAAAATGGGGTGAAACAGTAAAAGAATTCGAGCGTAGCATAATTCGACATGAACGTGCTGAAAAAGATATTTTAGAACGTTTTAAAAAATGTCCTGACCAAACAGATGATCTGCAATGGAGTTTAGACGTTGTCAGAGCATACCTAGATAGATGTTACGAGGTCAAAAAGGTGCTTGGCTTATGAGTTTGGTCTATACCGTGAAAGAGGTTGCGGAACTCTTTCAAATATCTACATCCGCAGTATATCAGCTCCGAGATGAGGGTAAACTAATTCAATTATCGGACGTGCCAGGCGTCAGATTTAGTAAGGAGGGAGTGCATGCACTAGCTAAGTATGACAAAGAGTTTACGGCAACAAAATATGCCGAGTTAGTGGCTGAGAATGAACAGCTAAAAAGGGAATTAAAAGAGTTGAAAGCAAGCATACGAAATACTACAGCAGGTATGCTGCAACTTATGGAGGTGTAAAGAATGAACATGACTTATCGAGAAAAAAGAGAATTGAGACGAGCAAATGCATTACCTCAATTCGCAGATATTGTTGAGGGCTTTATATTCGGTTCCGTATTTCTATTCGTAGTAATGAGCATGCTCACATGGTGGGTTACAGGCGAGGTGTTGGTGAAATGGTAAAGCGTTGCTATCACTGCGGCTATAAACTCACACCAGCTACAACGTATAGCCTGTATAACACGGCCATTGGCAAAGTAGTTGCCGTATGTAAAGACTGCCACACAGCTCATTTACGAATGAGGGCAAGACAAAGAAAAAGGGCGATACCAGCTGCAACTAGTAACGCCCATAGTTAAATTAACCAATCTAAGTATAACATAAGGAGATCTTAAACATGAATAAAAAAATTATCGTAACAACTTCCGCTATTGCTGCAATGGCAGTGAATGTAATGGCAAATAACATAGTTACTGGTCCAGTCGAACCGAATACAACAGCTCCAGTTGCTACTGGGTACAACTCTATTGCGAGTGGTGCCAATACAGTAGTTAATGCCACAAATTCTGTTGCACTTGGTCGTGATAACAAAATCACTGGGGACGACACCATTGTCATTGGTGGTGGCAATGGTACTGTAGCAGGCGGACAATCAACTGCTATTGGCTATAACAATTACATTGGGGCTCATCAGGAGCAAACTGTAATTGGTGCAAATTCTGTTGTAGATAACCAAGGGGCAATCACTATTGGTACCCACTCCGTAACAAGAGGAATTGACGCAGTTACTATTGGCAATAATGCTAGTGCACCAGTACAAAATAGTGTTGCAATCGGCACTAATAGTCAAACGTATAATGCCGTGCCATTCGGTCAAATGCAGATTAATGGCACCACCCACATCTTTGCAGGGGAGCAACCAAACTCCACTGTATCTTTTGGCAGTAAAAAATCAGATACATATAGCAATTTAGATAATTATAATCGTCAGCTACAAAATGTAGCAGCCGGCAGAATTGAGGCCGACAGCCTCGATGCCATTAATGGTTCGCAGTTATATGCAGCCATTGATGAAATTAATAGCAATGGTCTAACAATCAATAAAAACACTCAAAATATTGCTAAAAATACACAAAACATTGCTAAAAATACACAAAACATTGCAGGCAATACAAGTGCTATTGCGAATAATACTAAGGCTATTAATGATCTAAGCAAGATTACAGATAACCACAATAAAATATTGGTTAACCATGAAAGCCGTATTCAAACTTTAGAAAATACTGACAAATCACTCAAGACTGACTTGGCCAACACTCAAAATCAAGTAAATATCAATACTAATGATATCGCAGACTTGAAAGGCAAAATCAGTTCTGACACAAATGCCATTAAGAATGAATTAAATAACAAAATTAATGCTACACAACAACGCATTAATAAGTTGGGGGCAAGCTCCGCTGCATTGAGTGGCTTGCATCCGTTAGATTTTAACCGCAACGATAAAGTATCTTATGCGGTTAGCTATGGGCATTATAGAAATGCAAATGCATTTGCATTAGGTGCCTTCTATCGCCCTAATGAACGCACTATGTATGGCGTAGGTGTTACATTGGGTGGTGAAACTCAACTAACACTCAATGCTGCATTTAAAGTTGGAAAAGGCTCCGACTACTTGGCCGAGGCTAAGACAGAAAATGGCCGTATCGCTCAACTTGAAAAATTAGTTCAAGCATTAACAGATGAAGTTGCTGCGTTGAAAGGTAAATAATGGACATTAACAACTTGATGTATAAAGGCGAAAAAATCGAACTTACACAAATGAAAGCGAATCATGAAAAATATGACATGTTCCTTACTCCGTGGGGTTCTATGACTTTGCATTATTTAACCAATCGCATTAAATACTTGGAGGACCAACGAGGTGTAACGCCATTAGTTGAAGTCCGACCATATCTTAATGAAGTTATCCAAACAATGAAAGACATTAAATCATATTTAGAAAAGGAGAATTGACCATGAATACTTTCACTATTGAATTTAAAGGCCCTAAAGATCTAGCAAAGAAAATCGCAGAATACAACGAACTTATGAACCCTAAATCTATTGAGGAGTTAGCGGTAAAAGTTGTAGAGGAGCCTAAACAAGAAGTAAAAGAAGAACCTAAAAAAGAAACTATACCAAAAGTAGTTGAGGAAACTAAGCCGGAACCTGCTGAGGTAGTAGAACCAGTCGAAGTTCCTGTAACAAACTTCGAGGGCGAGCCTGTAGAGGCTAAGGCCGAAGAAGTTGAGGAACCTGCAGAAAATGAATTAGACGTAGACACTGCGGAAATAGATCCGCAAGTCTACTGGAACGACTTCAAAGACTGGCTCAAACATGTAGGTGCTGAGGGTGTGAAAGCTGCACTCGATGTGTTCCGTAATTATGGAGTTAACGGCAAACCTAATTCCGGTGATTTAACACCAGAAATTATGCAAGAACTTAATGCGTTAATGGGTAAATAGGAGAACGAACAAATGTCTAACGTGAATAGTTTTAAACAAGTAATTGATAACGTAACACCTCAAATTGAGGTGTTACGAAAAGCGATTGAGTTGGATCCAGCTGGTACAATCGAGTATCAAAGGGCAATAGACTTTTGTGAGACAAACGTATCCGTCTCCAAAAGCATTATAAAGGCCATTAAATTGGTCGAAAAAGAGGCTAAGAAAGCAGATAAAGCGGATGAGCTAAAAGAAGAAACACCAAAACCGACTAAAAAGAAAACTAAGAAAGAGGCACCGCCAAAGGTAGTGGAGGAACCTCAACCAGCTGCGGAGGAAAGCTCCGAGGATATGTTCGATGCGTTAGATATGTTTGATTAAAAGGGGCGAATGCTATGGAGGTATTAGCAAGGACATATATACCTAGAATGTTCGATAGTGTGATTTTAGAAAGCCGCTACGATGCAGCTTACACCACTATATATCATACTGACTGTAATTTCACATTCGGCGGCAAATGGAAACGCAATTATAACTATAGCAACGGTTACACAACCGCTGCGAAGTATTTCACTTGTCCTAATTGTGGTTATCATAGTGAACCATATCGAGACAGAATATTGCATATAGGTGATGAAGATCACCTCATTCCATTAAATGCTTACATAGAAGTCGTTGAGCTCAAAGACTGTATCGACTTACGTATTAGCTATAGGGCTTTAACAATGAGACTGGACGGAACCTCTATTGATGAGGGAACTCGCAAAGAAGTATTGCGGTTTGACTTTAAGAAAAAGAAAGCCATTTACACTGACTACAACAAACAGAAAATTGATCTTACTTCTCGATATATCCGTGAACACTATTTTATGGAGGTATTGAAGTATTTCGGTAAGTCTTACGCAATGCACAGTATTAACAAAAAGCCTTTAAATGATTTATTCAGAGTTCTACGAGTAGCGTTCCAAAAACGTTTATTGGCTACCTATGGTTATAGTGCAGCCGATGTGTATATATCACCCTCCGCTAACGAGGAGGGTGGATATTTCTTTACGATGCTATTAAATATGGCACTAAAGATTTCTGCACCAGATATGCCTAGCATAGCTTATATACATCGTTGTGCATCGTATTGGGAGGATAGCCATTTATATAGCCGAGTTATCAATATCCCTATTGGCGATAATGTGTTCGAGCTAACTAAAAAAGGTATGAACTTCCAAGAGGCCATGCGAGTAGTAAGCAAATCTCCTGACAGTAGATCTTTACGCAGGGCGATGGCAAATAACCCTTTGGCAGTTTGTATGTCCGAGGTATTAAAGCTATTTAACGATGAGAATATCAGACGGACTATTATGACACTAAATCGATATGGTGTTCCAGATTGTGATATACAACGCTATAGCGGAAAAGTGCAACGTGCTAAGGACATAAGAAAGTCCATGAAGTTACACATCAATGGTTCAAAAGAATTTTGGCAAGTAATGATTGCTAGATATGGCGAACCTGCTGCATTGCGTTGGATATTATCCGAGGACTTTAGAGACATCGAGGACTGCGTAAAAATGTATTCCGAATTGAAGTTAAGATATCGAGATAAGTTTTGGGGTAAGAGGTTTAAATTAAAAGACTTACATGCAGAACTTATTAATATCTATAACAAGCAGGAATACGGCGACGTAAACTTGCCTAAAGTTCCTGAGTTAAACGCCGATGTGAACGGCATGCACTTTATGGTACCAAAAACTGCTGCCGATTTAATGATGATAGGTAAAGAACTTTGTAATTGTGTTGGATCTTACAAAGACAGAGTTATGAAAGGCAATACGGCCATTGTTGTTGTTACCGACGATAACATGAAACCTATTGCATGCCTTGAATTGTCAAAGGGCGAGGATAAATTCACTAAATTGGTACAAGCAAAATTGTTTGGCAATCAATGCGTATCTAAAGACAAGGCCATCAATAATACGGTGCTTAAATGGGCCAATCAATTAGAAATTGAACCACGCACGATTGATGTGCAGGCACAAGTTAGCTAAGGAGAACATACGATATGAAATTACTTAAATTAAACTTGCAAAACTTCAAAGGAATAAGAAACAGCGAGTTTGACTTTGGAGGAATAGACGCCACTATCTATGGCGACAATGCTACTGGCAAGACGACAGTATTCGACAGCTTATGTTGGCTACTGTTTGGCAAGGATAGTTTAGACCGTGCCGATTTTGAAATTAAAACCCTTGAAAATGGTGAGCCCATTCATAAGGTTAATCATGAAGTCGAGGCGGAGTTCCTAAACGATGATGGCAATATCTTTACTTTAAGACGTGTGTATCGTGAAAAGTATAGCAGCCCTCGTGGTGGTGATACAAAACTAACTGGACATACTACAGATTACTTCGTAAATGATGTTCCAGTAAAAGAAAAGGAATACAAGCAATATATCAATGATGTTATTGCAGAGGACGTGTTCAAGCTAATCACTAACCCTCTATACTTCAATGAGCAGTACAGCTGGCAAAACAGACGCCAATTACTGCTCAAAATGTGTGGCGATGTTGATGATGAAAGCGTCATCAATGGCAAGGACGAATTAAAACGATTAACCGAACTATTGAACGGCCGTTCTGTGGACGAGCAACGCAAGATTGTTGCTGCAAAGAAAACTGCCATTAACAAAGAACTGGATATGATCCCAGTTCGTATCGATGAGGCTTTAAGAAATAAAGCGGATATATCTACAAGCGAAAGCAAGCTAACAACTGACATTGAAACCTTAAATAAATCTATTAATGAATTGGAGAACCAAAAGGCAACTATCATTAATGGTTTTAGCTCCACGGAAAAGCGTTCAAAAATCGATGAAATTAGCCGACAGTTGAAAGCAAGACAGTCCGAGGTGTTATCTATCTACAACTCAGAAAAGCAACGTAAACGAAGCGAATATGAGGCTTTATTGACGCAATTAAAAATCATTGAAAGTGAACATGATAGATACACCGATAGGGCTTATGACTTGGCGAAAGATATTGAACGAGAAAGTAAGCGAATTGAAACTTTGCAGGCTGAGTTCGATACATTTAATGCTCAAGAGTTTAACAAAGAGGCTTGCCCCACCTGTGGACAACCTTTGCCGGAAGATAAGCAAGCCGAGTTAGAGGCTGCGTTCAATTCTGAAAAGGCTGCAAAGTTGGAGGAATGGCAATCACTAATTGAAAGTGCGGAAATGCTAAAAGCCAACTATGAAGAACAGCGAGAAGAATTAATGGTCAAAGCCGATGGACTTACTAAAGAAATTGAGGACAAAACAAAGGCTTATGAAAGTAAATTCAAAGAATATGAAAACTATTTAGAACCTAATATCGAAGATGATCAAGATTATAAGGAACTAAAAGCCGAATTATTCTTACTTGAATTAGATGAGGGCGAAGAGACTGACGACAAAGAAGTGGCAAGGCTTGATGATGAGATAAGCTCAGTCAAAGAAAAGCGTGCAGCATTAGAAACTGAGCTCAATAAATACACGTTAAATGCTGATATTCAAAAACGTGTGATTGAACTTGAAAACCAACAACAAAAACTGGCAGCAGAAAAGAATTTACTAGATGAAACATCTTTCTTGATTGATGAGTTCGTCAAAGCAAAGGTGGACATGTTGGAAGAAAGCATCAACAGTCATTTTGAATATGCAAGGTTCAAAATGTTTAACGTATTGGTGAATGGCAACATTGAGGAATGTTGCGAAACTACTTATAAAGGTGTTCCATACCGTAGCATGAATAATGCAGCTCGTATGAATGTAGGGCTCGACATTATTAATGCATTAACTAAATTCTATAACGTTACTGCCCCTGTATTCATTGATAATTCTGAGGCCGTAACAGATTTTATTAAATGTAACAGCCAAACAATCAAATTAGTTGTAGACGCTGATTTTAAAGAATTAACAATGATCTAATGGAGGTTAACATGTCAAAAGAAGTTACTATAAAACAACAATCATTACCAGGCTTTCAAAGTGCCGATGGCTTTGCGTTGCTGCAACGTCAAGCAAGTATGTTCAGTAAATCTACATTAGTTCCACAGCAATTCCAAGGCGAACAAAATCTTGGCAATGCAATAATTGCATTGGAAATGGCACAACGTATGAACGCATCACCTTTAATGGTTATGCAAAATCTATATATCGTATATGGCAACCCAGGTTGGTCCAGTAAATTCTTAATAGCTACATTCAATCAATGTGGTCGCTTTGAGGCTATTAAATACAAAGAAACTGGCAAAAAAGGAACGGACAGCCAAGGGGTAATCGCTTACACAAGAGAAAAGGGCAGCGATGAGGTTATCTACGGCCCAGAAGTTACTATATCCATTGCCAAGCAAGAGGGTTGGTACGACAAAAAAGGTAGTAAATGGAAAACAATGCCAGACCAAATGTTGAGGTACCGTGCAGCAGCATGGTTGATCCGCACAACTGCTCCTGAGATTTCAATGGGGTTACAAACTACAGATGAAATTATCGACGTTGAGGGCAAAGTCAGTGATGTAATGGACGACGTTACAACTACTATTGAACATAATGCCAATAGCGAAGTGATTGACATTGAACCTAACGAACCAACTTTTGTCGATGCTGAAACTGGCGAAGTATTGAACGCCGATGCAATGTTCAAATGATTAACATCGAATGTTTTGGTAGCAGTTCCGCTGGCAACTGCTACCGAATTAAATCAAGCGTAAATGGCGATGAGTTGTTGCTCGATGTAGGTTTACCTTTCAAAACCATTCAAAGGGCATGTAGGTATAATTTTCTCCACCTACTGGGTGCCGTAGTTACTCACCAACATGGCGACCATTCAAGGGCCGTGGCTGATATGTTGAAACTTGGGCACAAAATATATATGTTACGAGAAACTGCCGATGCATTACATGTAGTGGACGAACATTCATGGGTTGAGATAACTCCTAGGAAGTCTTTCAAACGAGGAGTATTTACAATATTGCCTTTTGAGTTACAACATGACGTGCCTAATGTTGGCTTTCTTATCACCGATGGGGAGGAAAAACTCCTCTACATTACCGACACATATTATTGTAAGTATACCTTTAAGGGTGTACATCACATATTGGTTGAGTGCAATCACTCTTATGAATTACTGAATAAGAAAGTCGAGCAAGATGAGTTGAGCAAGCAACGAATAAAGCGACTTATTCAATCTCACTTTGCACTTGAAAATGTCATAAAATTTTTACGGTCAATGGATCTTTCACAATGTAAAGATATTCACCTTATCCATCTATCTAATGAGAATTCGAACGAGGTTGAATTCAAGAAAGCAGTGCAGGCTGCAACAGGGAAATTGGTTATCGTTCACCAAGAAAAGGGGTGTTAATTATGCGAGTAAAGTTTGATGTATTTATTAAAGCGTTGGAGGAAAAGCACCTTACGCTTATGGAGTTTAGCAACAAGGCTCAAACTATCCCACGTGCGTTAGTTTTATACCTAAGCGGTAAGCCTATTACGTTTGATAAAAAGCGTTTTATGTGGGCTGATGTGTTAGGCGTTAAGCACGACGATTTATTTTATTAAGGGGTAAGCGATGGCAAAAGATACGTACTATTTCAGCCATGATGTGAACGCCAGTAATGATCCTAAAATTATTGTAATGAAAGAATTGTGCGGAGTGATTGCATATGCTTGGTGGTGGATATTAGTCGAGCAGCTAGCAACACAAGAAGAATACAAACTACCTATGGATAAAATCACTTTCACAGGTCTTGGTATTGCATTTGGAATGAAGCAAAACGAAGCAAAAGGAAGCATAACGAAGCAAGCCGAAGCATACGTGAATTTGCTTATTAACGAGTGTGAACTACTGGAAACGGACGGCGAATTTTTCTGGTCGCCATCACTCATCAGACGAAATTTGCTTCGTAAAAAAAAGCGTGATGAAATATCCCAGAAACGTAGTGAGGCAGGGCGTTTAGGCGGCCTTAAAAGTGGAAAGACACGAAGCAAAACGAAGCAAATGTTTCAAGCAAACGAAGCAAACGAAGCAAACGAAGCTAAAGGAAAGGAAAGGAAAGGAAATATATATTCATATTCATATTATAGGGACGGCGAAAATCAAAATTCGGATGAACTATTAAATATGTTCGATGATGATGAACCACCAAAAACTGATCCATATAAAAACGTATTCAAAATTTACATGAATGATGTTGGAGAAATTTCACCAATGACAAAAGAAAAATTAGAATACCTTGTCAATGACTTTGGCGAAAGTGAAGTCATAACAGCTATATCAAAATCAGTTGAGGTTGGCAAAGCTAGTATTGCATATATCACTGCCATACTAAATAACAAGATAAGGGAGGAGGCTGCAAAAGAAAGTGGAACCAATAGACGTGGCAAAGGAAATAGAACGGCTAAAGCAAAATCAGATGGCTCGGACATCGACTGGAAAAACGAAACAGGCGAATGGCTATGAGTTTTATAAACCTACATATGCTCCGCCTATTGTGATTGACCGTCAAAAGGATCTAAGCAGATACGGAATTAAAGGTCGATATAAGGACATGGACTTTGACAAACTCAAAGAACTGGGAGCTCCTCCAGAAGATAAAGAGGCGTATAACAATGCTTTCAAATATTCCTTACACTTGAGCGAACACATTCGAAATGGTAAGGGGCTCATACTTATGGGGCCAGTCGGAACTGGTAAAACTAGCCTTGCAATAAGTATTTTACGAACTGCAATCAATCAAGGGTATAACGGTTACCTAATCTCAATGATAAGTCTGCTCGACACCTTGCTTGTTTTGAGTAAAGGACCAGCCGAACACTACTTGAAATTTAAAAACCAAATTCGTAATTGCCCATTGTTGGTACTCGATGATTTTGGGGCGGAATACGACAATAAATGGGTAGGCAACAAAGTCGATGCCATTATATCGGATAGGGTAGAACGTGGCAGGGCTACCATTATCACTACCAACTTGAATGTAAAGCAGATAAAAGACGGATATGACAGCCGTATTTATGACCGGTTAAAATCTACATCGTTTCTGCTGCAGTTTAAAGGGAAGTCAAAACGAGACCCATTAGAAATTAGTGAAATTTAAAATTTTGAGCTATACGGCTACTTTTAATTCCTAACTATAAAATACTCATTGCGAATATTAGAAGTGCCGTATCGTTCCAAATTCATAGCTTAAATTAGAAAATAATGTTCGAATATATGGAGACGAAAACATGAAAATTGAAGTTACAATAAATGATCCTAAAAATGTGAAATTAAAAATCGAGGGTGAGCCGTTTTTGTAACACCCGTGAATTAGATGCTTGCGTATCGTTATGGGGTGCAGCTTTATCTCTCTATCATGATTTAGATAGCGATACCGAAAAAGGTATTGCAAGAATTATGGCATTAGAAGCTGTTACCGAAATGTTAGGAACTGACAAAGATAATGAAAGGGGGTGCAAGTGCTGCAATGAATAGCCTTGTAATATATGGCCGACCAACGACAAAGAAAAATAGTTCGAGGGTTGTAATGGCTGGTCGATATCCTCGTGTCTTACCATCAAAAGCATATGTCGAGTATGAAAAATTAGCGTTACAACAGTTGCAATTTTACCGAAAACGTTTCTATGTTGCAGGTCCAGTTCATGTCCGGTGCCGCTATTACATGCCGGACAAAAGATCTTGGCCAGACTTGGTCGGCCTATTACAAGCGACTAGCGACATCTTAACCGATGCGAAACTTATTGACGACGATAAATGGATAGTACACTACGATGGCTCATGTATTGCCGGAGTCGATAAGAGTTCGCCTAGGGTTGAAATAGATATAATTCCGATAACAGAGGGAACTCCGTTACACGATTTAAAACGTAAGGGGACATAATGGAACTGATTATATTTATAGCCGGTGCATTGTTAGGTTGTGCAGTTGGCGTATCTATGATGTGCATATGTATTTGGTCGAGTGAACTATCAAAAGGGGAGCATAAAGAATGAATAACATACCGTATTTCTTATCACATTTACCAATTTGGAAAGCTAACCATAAAGACAAAGTTAAGGTTACAAAACGTGTTAGGGAACACCAATTTGATACCGTAGATAAAAAGACAAATGACATAGTTGTCAAGAAATGTCCTATATGTGGCATTAAATATCGTGTATCGTATCGACTACGAAATGTTAAAAAGACATGCAGTCCGTCATGTAGTCAAAAGCTACGCAATAGAACGTTAAAGCCTACCGACTGGGTAGAGGACGCTATCAAAATGCGACAAGATGGCATGATTTTATCTGATATTGCATTAAGGGTTAACCGCTCAACAAGTACTGTATGGAAACAATTAAAAATGAATGGGGTCGACAAATGAATAAGAACGAAAATGAATTTGAACAAGTAACAGGTTATCATGACGCAATTATGCCAACACGTAAAACAGAATTTTCTGCCGGCTATGATCTTGCATGTTATCATTCCGGTAGTGTGCAGCCAGGTGAAGTAAAACTCCTAGAAACTGGGGTCAAATGTAAGGTGAACCCAGACGAGTATATTCAACTGCACTTGCGTTCTAGCGTAGGTATTAAAAATAGTGTAATGCTTGCCAATGGTACTGGCATCATCGATGCTGATTATTACAACAATGAGACAAACGAGGGTCATATTATGATACCTATTCGAAATATTGGCACTACACCTTTTGAATATAAGGCCGGTGATAACTTGGCTCAGCTTGTATTTATGCCGTATCGTGTTACAAGTCGTGATAATGCAACTGCAAAACGTACAGGTGGTTTTGGTAGTACAAACAAATAATGAGGTGTAAACATGGATAAAAAGTCGATAGGCTATATTATAGGGAATATGGGCGAAAATGATGTACTCGATATAGTTGATATGGAAAACGGTACACATTATAAGGTTGATACTGCTACATATCATCAGGACTTTAAACAAAACAAAAATGTGGTTACGTTTTATATAAAGGTAAACGAAAAATGGAAGAAACTCGGAACCTCACAATTGAGGAAATAATCAAAATTGCTAGTGAGGCAGCCATTGAAAAGTATAAACAAATGGAGGCTGACAAGTGCGAACAGGAACGAGAAAAGGCTAGAAAGAACACTAAAAGACTTCTGAAAGGGTACAAGGAGCTCAAAGAACATTGCGAGCATGCAGTTGCTAGTGTAGAGAATAGCGTTCCTAGTGATCTACAAATAGTACTCAATGAAGTGTTTAACCGCCGAGGACTGTTAAAGGTTGAGGCAATAGCAGCTAGTAAAAGGCGTACGGAGTTAATCATAGAACATATCGATGCTATGTTGGCAGTATATAAAACTCAATGCGAGCATAGGGAGGTTCCCTATTTTGAGATTTTAATCGATTTTTATGTCAATTCTGTACCTGTTGAAGATATAGCTATTTCAAAAAACGTTTCTGAAAGAACTGTTTACAACTACCTTGAAAGGGCAGAAAAGGACGTAAGCATACTACTTTGGGGCGTTCAAGCAGCTTAATATGAACTTGCAAAAATATTTCATTTACTTTTCAGTTTACATATAGTAAACTATTAGTGTCGAAAAATGTTCATTCTCCTAGGCATTTCAAATCACTCTTTTCGACGACGCATATACTGAACATTTAACTACCTACGAAAAAGGCTCAGACGTACGGATTCCTCTCCCTGTATGTCTGAGCTTTTTTTTGTTATGTAATGAGGGGCACAAAATGACAACAATAAAATGTAAGGCATTACAGTGCCTTAATAACAGGAAAGGCAAGTGCATGGCAAACTTTATCGTCATAGATAAATATTGTCGTGCTTTTTTTACATCCAGTAATGCAAGCCGTTATGAGGGGTGCGTTATGAAAAAGGAGCATAATCGTTATAAGAGTAGCAAAAGGAGTGTTCTCAAATGAATATAGTCGAAAAGAATATAAACGATATTAAGCCGTATGAAAATAACCCACGTAAAAATGATATAGCCGTAAAGCCTGTTGCGAATTCTATTCGTGAGTTCGGCTTTAAAGTGCCTATCGTAATTGATAAGGACGGCATTATTATTGCAGGTCATACTCGTTATCGTGCTGCAAAAGAATTAAAACTAACCAAAGTACCTTGCATTATCGCTGATGATCTAAGCGACCAACAAGTAAAAGCATTTAGACTTACCGATAATAAAGTAAGCGAGTTCGCTGAATGGGACCAAGACGCATTACTCGAAGAATTGCAAGGAATTTTGGCAGTTGATATGACAGACTTCGGTTTTCTTGATGAAGAAGAAGAAATAAACGAGCCAGATGATACGTACACAACTGATATTAATATTCCTCAATATGAACCTACTGGCGAAGTTGTATCGCTCGAAAATTGCCTTGATGATGATAAAACCGAGGCTTTATTAATGGAGATTGAGGACAGTAACGTTAGCGAAAAAGAAAAAGAGTTTTTGCGAAAAGCTGCACAACGTCATAATCAGTTCAACTACAAAAGAATTGCAGAGTACTACGCCAATGCTAGTGAGGAAATGCAAGAACTCATGGAGCGTTCTGCACTTGTAATTATTGACTATGACGATGCAATCAAAAATGGATATGTACAATTATCGAGTAGCTTGGAGGCGATTTTAAATGAGGAAAACGAATAACATAGGTTATTTTATTATTTCTCATGGCAGACCTGATGAACAGCTAACATACAACTTATTCATATCTAGCGGCATTTCTAGTGAGGATATTTTTATAGTTTGTGATAATCTCGATGAAACATTGCAAGAGTATATCGCTAATTACAAAGATAATGTCCTTATATTCGATAAGCAGAAATATATGGATCCTTGCGATGGTGGTGTTCAAAAGCCTACTGGAATACATGCGGTATATGCTAGAAACGCAGCAATTAACTTTGCCAAAATGAAAGGCTATCAATATTTTGTGGTGGCAGATGATGATATAAAATCGCTACATCATCGTGTGAATAAAGATGAGAAACTAAAAGCATATCCAGTTAAAAATATAAATGATTGCTTTTTAAGTTGTATCCACTTTATGAACACAAACACTCATTTGTCTTGCGTTGGTTTTGGCACTAACAATACTTTTATAGGTGGAACCAATGCGGCTATATATAAACGTGGGTTTGATTATATGGCAGTGAATATTGCTTTATACCGAGCAGAAACTCCTATTCAATATGCTAGTGAGCGCCAAGAAGATTTAATAGCATCTATACTCAATAATAGTGCAGGCAATTTAGTGGTTAGCATACCTTTTATTATGGTCGATGCCATTGTTAAGGGTAGGAATAAAGGCGGTAACGAGGGGCACTATGCAGAAGAAAATACTTATTATAGGTATTTCGGGACGTTGATATATGCACCGGCTAGTATTCGCATAATGTCAAAATCAGGTGAGTTAGTGAAAAATAATAAAAGTAATTATTATCCTATGATCTTGTCAGATAGGTGGAAAAAATGAGGAATTTTGCGGTATTTATTTTAAGCCATGGGCGAGCCGGAAATGTTAAAACGTATCAGACTTTGATTAATCAAGGATATACAGGCAAAATATTCATCGTTGTTGACGATGAGGACGACATGCAGCAGTCCTATATTGATAAATACGGAACCGAAATTGTAAAAGTATTTAGCAAGAAAGTTGCAGCAGATTTTGTAGATCCAGCAGACTTGGAGCCTGAACTAAAGGGCGTTATATATGCTAGAAACTACTGCCATACTATCGCCGAGGAGTTAGGGCTTACACATTTTCTTGTATTGGACGATGATTACAACCTATTCGCTCACAGGTTTGAAAAGGACGGTAAATTATTATCGTGTAAAACAAAACGATTAGATGATGTGTTCGAATGTATGAATAAATTCCTTGATGATACAGGGGCATTAACTGTAGCACTTGCACAAGGTGGCGACTTCATTGGTGGCGTTGATAATGGAAACTTCAAAAAGAAATTACTGCGTAAAGCGATGAACAGCTTTTTCTGCAGAACGGATAAGCCTTATCAATTCTTTGGTCGTATTAATGAAGATACAACCATGTATGTACGATATGGTGAAACTGGACATTTGATATTTACAACTATGTTATTCATGTTAAATCAAGGGCAGACACAAAAGAACAAAGGTGGACTAACTGAAATGTACCTAGATAGTGGTACGTTTGTTAAGTCGTTCTATTCTGTCATGTATTCCCCATCGTGTGTAAAAGTTGCTGCGATGGGTGATAAACATATGCGTATGCATCATCAAGTCAAATGGGAGTGCTGCACACCTAAAATACTATCTCAGAAATATAAGAAAGGGGGCTAATATATGGCTAAAATGGGACGGCCTAAGAAAGCTATTAAACAAGAGCAGTTCGAGGCTATGTGTCAAATACAAGCTACACAGGAAGAAATAACCCTCGTTCTAGGTGTTAGCGATAAGACACTTAATGCATGGTGCAAAAGAACATATGGTAAGACTTTCTCCGATGTTTTTCGTGAAAAACGAAGTGCAGGCAAGATTAGCTTACGAAGAAAGCAATGGAAGTTGGCAGATAGGTCTGCCGCCATGGCGATATTCCTAGGCAAGCAATTTCTTGGGCAGACAGATAAGTCTGAAATGGAACTCAGTACAACTATTCAGAATAACCCTTTGGAGGGCATTACAACTGAGGAACTCAAAAAGCTAATCGATAAAGAGGGGTGAGGCTATGAAACTCACACCGGAACTCATGCAGCAATTCAAATATGAATTAGCAAGGCGTGAGTTTTTTTATTATTGCCACCTACAGGCTCCGGACTTTTACAGGAAAGATAGAGACTACCTCGTAGAATTGTGCAATACGTTGCAAGAGTTCTACGAAGATCCCAATGCAAAAGTTTTGATAATGAACATGCCACCTCGACATGGCAAAAGTCGTACAGCTCAAATGGCAGTTAAATGGATATTAGGCAAGAACCCTGTCGAAAAGATTATGACTGGTTCGTATAATACGACTCTATCAACTACCTTTGCGAAGAATGTTCGTAATGATATTCAAGAAGTAAAGGCAGACGAGAGCAGAGTTGTATATACTGACATATTCCCTAACGTGCATATTAAACGTGGCGATGCCTCTATGGATATGTGGTCGTTAGAGGGTGGTTATAATAGCTACTTGGCTACGTCTCCAAGTGGTACTGCTACAGGTTTTGGTGCTACTATCTTAATCATTGACGATATTATCAAGAACGCAGAAGAGGCTTATAACGAAAATACTAAGGCTAAGCACTGGGACTGGTTTACGAACACTATGCTTTCTCGTTTAGAAGAGGGCGGCAAGATTATTATCATCATGACTCGTTGGGCGTCTGATGATCTAGCCGGTAGGGCAATAGAACACTTTGGGGATATAGCAAAGGTTATTACTATGAAAGCCTTGCAAGATGATGGCACTATGCTATGCGATGATGTGTTGTCGTATGAAAGCTACAAAGAAAAGTGCAGGGCTATGGGTGAGGATATAGCCAGTGCGAACTACCAACAAATACCTATCGACTTAAAAGGTTGCCTGTATTCCAATATTAAAACCTATGAACATATCCCTACTGGTGCTGACGGTACTCCGTTATTTACTCAAATAAAGAACTACACCGATACTGCGGATACTGGCGAAGACTGGTTAGCAAGTATTACTTACGGAGTATATGACAAAGAGGCGTACATACTTGATGTGGTATATTCTAAGGCTAGTATGGAATATACGGAGCCTGCCGTAGCAGAAATGCTATATCGTAACCGTGTTAACATTGCAGATTTTGAAAGTAATAACGGTGGTCGTGGCTTTGCTCGACAGGTTACAAGGATATTAAAGGAAGAATACAATAGCAATTACACAAAGGTTGTATCATTCCACCAATCTAAAAATAAGGAGGCTCGCATATTATCCAATGCAACTTGGGTTATGGAGCATATTTACTTCCCTAAAAACTGGGCTGACAGATGGCCTGAATTTTACAAAGCCATTACACGTTATCAACGTGAGGGCAAGAACGAACATGACGATGCTCCGGATGCATTAACTGGCGTCGCTGAGAAATTGACGGCACCAGATTATAAAGCAACACGGACAAATATTTATTAGGAGGTTTATTACATGGCTACATTAACCAATGCTCGTAATGACGAATATGAGCTATTGCATGATGCCTATTATGGCACAGGTATGTTTGCAGCTGGTGGTGCGTTACAAAAACATCCACGTGAGGACACTAAAAACTATACTTTCAGACAGCAATTATCTTACTTTTTAAATCATACTGCACCTATCATCAATGCGTGTGTAGATCCGATATTCAAAGATACTATTTCTCGTGATTATAATGAAAGCGAATTATTCGAAACGTTTATTAATGATGTAGACCGATTAGGAACTACACTTCAAGAATTTATGCGTTATAACTCTACGCAAGCCAAAATCTATGGTGTTATGTATGTATTGGTCGATAATGTATCTGAAATAGGTGAAACAGTAGCAGACCAAGTGAATAATAGGCAGCTACCTTATTTGGTTGCTATTGAGCCAAAAAGCGTATATAAATGGCTTGTAAATGATATTGGCGAACTTGATTTATTTACTTATACAACAACTGTATTTGATGATGAGGGGAAAGCCAAAACCCAGTACCATGAATGGACACGCACATCTTGGACAGTAAGAAATGAGGAGCAAAAAGTCATTGCTACTGGTGAACATAACCTCGGCAAGGTTCCTATCGTTCAATGGTTTGGTCGCTCATCTCGTAAGATTGATATTCTACCTCCGCCAGAATACTTGGCTATCGCTAAGACAAATCATCAGGTGTATCACCTATGCTCGCTATTAACTCAAATACTTAATATGCAGACTTTTAGTACATTGACATTGCCTGACAATGGGCAAGGTGCGGACGATATTACGCTAGGTACAAATAATGTGTTGATGTATCCGGCAGAAAGTAGTCATGCACCAGCTTTTATTGCACCAGATAGAGGGCCGGCAGAGATTATCATGAGCGTTATTAAAATGCTTGTCGATGATATGTATCGCCTATCCGGTGTTAATTCTGTTATAGGTGTACAAGAGGCCAAAAGTGGTGTGGCTAAGCAATGGGACTTCGAACGTACAAACCAACGCTTGGCAGATTTCTCCGTACAATGTGAAAGTGCGGAAAAGGACATTATTGAATTGTTTGAATTATGGACAAATACTAATGTCGATTACAAATGCGACTATCCTCGTGAATTCAAAATTAATGATATTACAGATAGCCTTGCACAATCTCAGGCCGTGTTAGATCTTGGACTCGGCAGCAACACTCTTAAAGTTGAAACAGGTAAAAAAGTATTGGACAGTTACATGCCTAACATTGAGCCTGAAACGTTCGATGAAATTGTTGCCGAAATTGAAGAAAGCGTTCAAAGGCAAGAGCAAGACGAAACATATCATAATAACAATGATGATGAAGTAGAGGGCGGTGCAGAAGATGAGGACGCAACGAGAGATAAACAAGGTAATAGATAGTTTTGAGCAAGAAGTCAAAGCACAATTAGCACTGGGGCTTAAACCTAATGAGGCCGTTAGAAATGCATATGCGAAATATCCTATTATGGATATGATGAAAGCTACCTTACAGGCGGAATTAGTTAATACTTTTATAGCAGGGTATGGCGATAATGTTCCATACTCCGCTAAAAGTATTTCACAAGCTATGTCTGATAGTTGGGCCAGTGATGATCTTACACTCTCTAAACGTTTATATAGACGGTCAAGCACTATACGTAATGAAGTGGCTGACACTATAAAGCAAGCGTTAAAGACAAATAAAACTGTAAAGGGGTTAGCAAAGTCAATCTTCGACGGCTATGGTAAAGGTGGTATTATTCCAGAGGCCAGTATACCGAAGTTCCTACGTAAGCTAGCCGATATAAATATAAGTGGTGAGGCTACTCCAGAGGCTAAGCGTAAGCAACGTGAATTGCTGCGTAGTGTTAAAGGGAAAATAGCAAGGCTCGATACTCCTTATGTTAGGGCTGCGTATAATGAAGTAGCTGCAGCCGTTGAAGATGGCAACGAAGTTAGATTACAGAAAGCTATCTATACAGCTACACAAGAAAAGGCTCGTTATCATGCTGAGCGTATAGCACGAACAGAAAATGCTAGGGCTTATGCTGACGGCCAAATGAACAGATATTTAGACGATGAGGACGTTGTCGCTTTTCAATGGAAGTTATCCGCTAATCATCCAAGATATGACATATGCGACTTTTATGCTAATGCTGATTTATATGGACTTGGTAAAGGGGTTTATCCTAAAGACAAGTTCCCTAACCTGCCGGCACATCCGCATTGTATGTGTCATATTAAGCCAATGACTGAGCTCGATATTGATATTAATAAAAGACATAATAACCTTGAACAGTCAGGACTAGAATATATCAAATCTTTATCTAAGCAACATCAAGAAGTGTTGCTCGGCGTGAATGGTCGTGAACAGGTATTAACTGGCAAAGCTAACTGGCAAGATACGGCTAGAGGGTGGACGTCAGAAGTCTATGAGGCCAGAAAACCAAAATAAATATTGTTATGAAGTGCCATATTATGTGTGATAGTATGGCACTTTTTATATTGGTGTAATTAGGCGGAGGCCTATTACATATATTTTTCTCATGTTATATACGGAGGTTACAACATGAACATTGCAGAAGTTTATAAAGCACTCGAACAGTTGGAGAACGGTCAAGATCTTATCACCGCTATTAAGGGGGAGACGTCTCGTCTTAATAATGAGGCTAAGACAACACGTGAAAAGCTACAACAACAAATCACGGAATTAACCGGTGAACGTGATACGTTAACAAATCGTGTTACCGAATTAGAGCAGTCGGCAAGGGCCAATACTGGTGCTAATTCTCCAGAGTATAAAATGCTCGAAAAGCAATTGAAAGCTATGAGTGAAAAGTTCGAACTTGCAGAAACTAAGGCAAAAGAGGCTGAGACAAAGCGCATTCAATCTGAGATTATGGCACAGACACTTGATGCCTTTACTAAGGCAAATGCGGTAGATCCGCAAGAGTTTGCAAGATTGGTTGCCAATGACATCAAAGTACAAGACGATGGCACTTATGGCTATTTAAAAGAGGACGGCACAATAGGAACTATCCAAGACCGTACCAATGAATGGCTACAAGGCAAAGCTTGGGCAGTAAAGGCTACTGGCAGCACTGGCAGTGGACAAGGTGGCACAGGTAGCGGTGGCGATACCGTCTTGAATGAATTCGCAGCAGCAGCCGGTGTAAAACTTTAATTATTTAATTATGGAGGACATTAACAATGCCGATTAACACACTTCAATATTCTCAACAGTTCCAAACTGTACTTGACGCTCAAATGTTGGCAGGTGCAACAACTGCTTTTATGGAGGCTAATGCAGGCCAAGTTAAATATGACGGTGGCGATACTGTACTTATTCCTGAAATTTCTATGCAAGGTCTTGCGAAGTATGACCGAGATGAGGGATTTAACCAAGGTTCCGTTACTTTGAAATTTAACCCTTACAAAATGACTCAAGACCGTGGCCGTACATTCCAACTTGACTCTATGGACGTAAATGAAACTAACTTTGTTGCGACTGCCGGCACTGTAATGGGCGAATTCCAACGTACACAAGTTATTCCGGAAATTGATTCCTATCGTTATTCTAAAATTGCTGCGTTAGCAACTGCAGCTAACAAAGTTACAGCCGGCTTTACTCCAACAGCAACAACTATTTTGGAAAAATTAGAAGAAGAAATTACAAATATCATTGATGTTGTAGGCGAAAATGAACCTTTAATTGTTGTTATGTCTACTAAGTTACGCACAATGTTAAATAATTCCGATAAATTTAACAAATTCCTTGATGTTACTACATTCCAAAATGGTGCAGTAAACACTAACGTTAAATCTTTCAACGGTGTACCTATTCTCACTGCTCCATCTGCGTGCTTAAAAACACAATACGTATTCAATGACGGTAAAACAGCTAATCAACAAGCCGGTGGCTTTAAAGCTGATACAGCTGCAAAAGACATTAACTGGATCATTATGCCTCAACGTGCACCTATTGCAGTATCTAAAACAGACAAAGTACGTGTATTCACTCCTGATATTAACCAAAAGGCAGATGCGTGGAAAATCGATTACCGCAAATATCATGATTTGTGGATCCCTAAAAATCGCTTTGCCGCAATTCGTGTTAATACTGGTGCATAATTAAGGGGTGTTTATAAATGACAAGACTTGTACGCATGAACGAAGTTCAATATGTAGAAACTGAGTTCGATATTGAACGTTTAAAGTCCGAGGGCTTTGAAGTTGAGGAAGCAGACGATACTGAAACAACTGAGGACGAAGAAGAAAAGCCAAAACGTGGTGGCCGTAAGAAAGCCGAGGCGTAATCATGTTACCTGCTGAGGTGTTCGAGCGACGGTTGAGACAGGCCGTTAAAACGAGCACCTTTATGGTGCAAGATGAGGCACAGGCAAAACATAACTTTATATCTAGGACATCCCAGTTAGAACGTGCGATTGATACACGGTTCGACTTTGATAATGGCAATAATGTTGGGGTTGTATATCTTGATGATAGGGCTGCACCTTATGGGGTGTTCGTCCATGAGGGTACACGACCTCATATTATTCGTCCTAAGACAAAAAGCGTTTTGCGATGGGCACCTATGGCCGGTAATGGTTTTATATTTTCTAAAGAGGTTCACCATCCAGGCACTAAATCTGATCCATTCTTATATGACGCTATTAATCGTAAGCGTAGTTATGTATATGCTACATTTGCAAAGGCTACGAATATGGCACTTGAAGATATAAGCGGCAGTGATTGGCTTGGAAAGGCAGACCATGAAATTAAAATTCGATTATAGGGGGCTCAATGTTATACGACTACACGGAAATGCAGTTCACCGATGAGCTATTAGGCAAAGAGGTACTGCCACAACATGTCGAACGTGCTGAGCAAGGCTTATACGCATTCGCTAAGCGGTTAGGAGTTCCACAGAATGATGTTATTAGGGGCTATCTAGCAGATGAGCTTGTACAACTATATATATATCGTTTTGTATGCTTTGACAAGGCTTATGCGTTGCCAGGTGCTTATACTAGGGACGGTTCGACTGACGATTTTTATAGCAAGAAATTACTGTATTTAGACGAACGCATTAAAATTTTAGAAAAGCAGATAACTCCAGAAGATTTAACAGGCGATGCGAAGAAATATGCTCGTTATCGTACAGTTGAAATATACAGGGGGTAATATGTGGCTAGAATTAATGCAACATATTAAATCTACTATCGAAAATAGCGGTGCTGCATTTAATGTCATGCTAGGTGCTATGCGACCACAGGCAGCAAAGATTGACGAGAATGGCGTTATTATGGTTATTCGTGGGGAAACTACGAGGGGAGATAATTCCATTCAGTCTGAATTGCAACAAGAACTTTATATCGAGGTTTGGGGCCGCAATGACAACCCTGACTTGGAAGTCGGTTACGAAGTTATTGCTAATTTCGAGGATAAGTTCGAGGCGATTATTAATGATCTACGCAAACGATGTGGTGAATTAGATGAAACTGCATGCATATTGCAGTCTAATGGCTATCAGATTATAGATTTAGTATGTACAAATAAAACTGGCGACCATGACAGTGTACGGCCTTTAATAGGGACGCAATATCGCTTTATGGTTCGCCTTATTGATTTAAAAGAAGAAATTAACGGAGGTATATTCTAATGCCAGCTCAACCAGCTACAACACCAAAAAAATTATATAAACCGGCTCAAACCGCAATGCCTACAGCCGGCAAGAATTATCTTATTTATTTGAATGTAGGCACTGACGAAACTACGAATGCCGAATGGCTTATCTTGGGCGGTCAACGTAGTGGCGATGTATCTCGCAAGGCAGATGCTATCGACGCATCCAGTAAAGATAGCGGCGGTTGGAAAGTTACAATTCCAGGCCAAAAAGAATGGTCTATCGACCTCGAAACATTACTTATGCCAAACGAAGAAAGCCTTGTATTGCTTGAAAAAGCATTTTTAAATGATGAAAAAATTCATTTGAAATTCGAATATCCTGACAAGTCCTATATGACTGGCTATGCATCCATTACAGAGTTGTCCTTAAGTACTCCACATGATGATGTGGCTACATATAAAGGCAGCTTGAATGGTGCAGGTCCATTGTCTGAATTGAAAAAAGCCTAATTTATTAAGGAGTGTGCAAAATGAAAAAAATTAATTGTGATCTTTTCGCTATGGGCGAAACTATCTTTTTCAACATTGGTCGTATTGCCGAATTGGAACAGCTATGGGGTGAACCTATTTTTAAAGCCGTGCAAAGTGGCACAATGACATTTAATCAGCTTATTACTGCTTTCGTTGTAGGCATGAAACAACATGGCAAAAAGCGTGATTATATCTACTATCAAGACAAACTACAAGAACTATTTGACGATGGTTCCGTCCGATATAGTGATCTTGTACAGTTAATTGTGCAAGCCCTTATTGGTAGTGGTGTATTTGGTAAGGCTGCATACTATGCATTATTCCCAGAAGAGGCTGACGAGCAAGCACACTCCGAAGTTGAGGCTGAGGCAGACACAAAAAACTAGAGGGGGGCTATACAGCCCCCTCTTTTAGTATTTGGATAACTAAGGCAGAGCGTATGGCGTATGGTCCGCTTGACTTAAAGCCTTGGGAATTCATGAATTTGAGCCCTATGGAATATTACAAACTCGCTGAGGGTTATGAGTTAAGGACAGAAATAGAGGACCGCAGACAAGCGTATTTTGCGTGTCTAATGACAAACGTACATATTGCAGGCAATAAAAAGTTACGTGTCGAAGACATTATGAAACAATTACACCCTATGTCTGCTGCCAAACGTAAAACCGAAGAAAAGTTATTCATGGAAGAATTCAGACAGGCAGGAGGTGAAATATAGAACTATGGCTGATACTCAAATAAATGTCAAAATTGTTGGCTCGTCCAATAGTGCTGAACAGGCACTTGACCGTGTGGCAAAGAAAGCCGAACAGTCGTTAGGTAAAAGCATCTCAGATAGCCTTGATAATGTTAAGGCTAAGGCTCAAAAGGTCTTTGGGGTTGAAATTCCAGGCCTAATGAATGCAGCCAAAAGTGGTGCTGCGTTTGCAGGTGCTGCGATTGGTATTGAGGCAGCCGGCAGAGCATTAAAAGACATGGCCGTAAGTGCGATTAAAACCACCGACCAATTAACCCAATTACGTGCTCGTATTAACCTTATCAATGACGGTACGCAAAGTACTGCCGAAATTATGGATAAGGTATATCAAGCCGCTAACCGTTCTCGTGGTAGTTACCTCGATATGGCTGATAGTGTTGCAAAGTTGAATTTACTTGCAAAGGACGCTTTCAGCTCAAATGATGAGGCTATATACTTCGTCGAACAGTTAAATAAGCAATTTAAGATTGCCGGTGCAAGTGTTGAAGAAACTTCATCCGCTATGTACCAGTTAACACAAGCTATGGCAGCCGGTAAGCTACAAGGCGACGAATTCCATTCTATTATGGAAAATGCTCCTATGTTAGCACAAGCCATTGCAAGTGAAATGGGCTTGACTGTAGGTCAATTAAAGGAAATGAGCTCGCAAGGTTTAATTACTGCGGACATTATCAAGAACGCATTATTTAATAGTGCGGAAGAAACTAATGCAAAGTTCGCTGAAATTCCTTTGACATTCCAAGATATTGGCACTCAATTACAGAATGATCTTATTACTGCATTTCAACCAGTAATGGAGCAAATCGGCTCAATGGCAAGTTCTGATTTATTGGCCGGTGTGCTTAACGAACTAGCTTTCTCATTCAAAGTAGTGGCTGCGGCTGCACAAGTTGCAATAGCTACTATCAAAGCTGCGTTTGCAGGGTTAAGCGTTACTATAGGTGTTATCAAGAACGTTGTAACAAGTTTTGTTGGAATATTTACATCATCTATGCCAGCCGTTAGGGCTGCGGTAGTAGGTGTTACGGCTGCTTTTGTGGCATATAAAGCAACATTATTATTGTGTAGCACTCAAACTGCTGCACTTACAGTAAAAGTTATTGCGTTAAAGGCTGCGGAATTAGCATCTGCAACCGCAACAAAAGCACATGCGGCAGCTATGGCAGTATTAAGGGCTGCAATGGCGGCAGGTGCTACGGCATCCACTTTACTTGCTGCGGCATTGGCTACAGTAAGAGGCATATATATTGGTGTTCGTAGTGGTGCATTGGCTGCGGCTGCAGCTCAAAAAGTGCTTAATCTCGTAATGAGGGCAAACCCAGTCGGCTTATTGATTTCAGTACTTGTAACATTGGTTACTGTATTCGCAACTGCGGCTGCAGCTGGCAATGGTTTTGGCAATACTCTAAGCTCGGTATTCTCGACTATCGTTCATACTGCCGTTTGGGGTGTTAATAAGATTATTGAGGCCCTTAACTGGCTTATCGCAAAGTTAAATAGCGTAGGCGACAAGGTAGCCAAATTCTTTGGCGGCACATTTACTGCAATTCAACAAGTAGACACCATTTCGGCTGAAAGTGCACAAGATATTGTTAATACTGCCGGCGATATTATGGGTCAAATAACATCAGGTCTATCTGGTGGCGGTGGTGGAGACATCGACACAGGTGGTTTTGGTGGTGGCGGTGGCGACTACGACACTGGAGGCGGTAAAGGTGGCAAAGGTGGTTCCGGTGGTGGTAAAGGTAGCAAGGGCAGTGGTAAAGATCTTGCAAAAGAGGCTAAACAAGTCCACGAAAAAATATTGCAATCTTTCTTAGAAATGCAAGGCAATCAAGTTGAGTTAGTCGAACTTCAATACCAAAAAGAACGAGATGAGCTCGAAAAATCTAAGGCGGCCAATGCTAATTATCAAGAGGACTTGGAAAGACTTAACGAAGTCTATGCAGATAAGCGTATCAAGGCTAAGCAAGAAGAGATGGCAAAACTACGTGCCATTGAAACTGGTATTCGTGATATGCAGAAGAATTTTGCATTTAGTACTGCCGACAAAGACAGTACTGGCTCCGTATCTCCGGCAATGCAGTTGGCAAAAGATTATATCGACCACATTGATGAAATTGAGGACCGCTACGCAGAAATGTCCGACAACTTCATTAAAATGGACGCTATGCAGCAGCAAAAATATATTGATACTCTAAAACAACGAGGCATCGAATTCGAAATGAGTGGCGAGGGTCAAATCTCATTTGAAAAAATGAAAAATGAAGAAATGGTAGCGTTACAAGATGAGTTCAATAAAAAGGCATTGCAACAACATACTGATCTAGTTAACGAAAAGTATGCTATTGATGAGGCTATGCGTACTCAGAACTTCGAGGCACTTCAAGCTGCATTGACAGATGAGTACATCGCCGAGCAACAGCATTATGACTTAAAGAAACAGCTCCTTGAAGAATGGAAACAAGCCGTATTCGATGCACATTGGAATGGGCAACAAGTTCTGTTCGATGCTGCAAATGCAGGCTTGGACAGTTTACAAGGTTCTATCTCCGGACTTATTCAAGGTACAACAACTCTTATGCAAACGTTCCAAAATCTTGGCAAAGCTATCCTCAAAACTATTGCTGATAGTGTGGCACAATGGATAGCCGGTCAAATTAAGCAAGCCGTGTTCGGTAAAATGATGGCAGCACAACAGGCTGCGACTGGTACTGCTGCGGCTAACGCTCAATATCCGGCATGGGCTGCATTGGCTCAACAAGTATCTATGGCGACATTTGGTGCTAGTGCTATCGCCGGCAATGCTGCATGGTCTGCTAATACTGCAGCCGGTAGTGCGTTGTCCCTTGCTAATAGTGCAACAAGTTTTGCGTCTATAGGTGGTGGCAAATTAGAATTGCCTAAACTTGCAAGCGGTGGTGTGGCTTATGGCTCCACTTATGCTGAGATTGGCGAGGGCAAATACAAAGAGGCGGTTTTACCTCTAAGCGAAAGCACATACGATGAAATGGGTGCAGGTATAGCACGTGCCGGTGGTGGTGCTACTGGTGGCATTACGTTTAACGTATCCGCTATGGACGCTCATTCGTTTGGTGATTGGTTAGAGAATTCGGCAGGTCGTTCCTTACGTCAGTTTTTAGTTAATCAAAATAGGGAATTTGTAGCAACGGAGGGTACATGGTAATGGCAGATTTATTGAAATTTCCGGACATTAGAACCCTTGCGTGGAAGTCTACAAAGGCTCAGAAATGGGACACTAAGATTAAACGTACAGGGAGCGGTCGAGTACGAACTATGACTACTTGGCAATATCCTCAGTACACTATTACAACAGAATTCGCAATTTTAAACCCAGAAGAACATAAGCGTCTTATGGGCTTTTATGCATCTGTAAAGGGTGGAACGGTTCCATTCTTATGGTTGGATCCAGAGGACTATCAAGAAAAGGGTATTCGTTTAGGTACTGGGGCTCAGAATGAATGGCAAGCAGTTCGCTTGTATGGTGATTTCAGAGAACCGGTAGCACATATTGAAAACCTCAAATTATATGCTAATGGCTCACCAGTAAGTACGGTATCGGATAAGGGTGTTATTAGATTAGCACCAGGGGTAAGAGTGGCACCAACCGCCATTATTACTGCCGACTACACATATTATTGGAAAGTCATGTTCAGTGGCGACTACACTGACGAGGCAGTTTTTAAGGATATATTTAAGTCTAAATCGTTCAAATTGGTTACAGTGAGGTGATTATAAGTGAAACAAGTTAGCGAGGCTTTAAGCGTTCATTTAAGCAACTCACAGACATTTGTATCATGCGACTTATATGAGCTCAAACTCAAAAGTGGCATTTCTTACTACTGGGCGGACACTGACATCGATGTTAGTTATGGCGGAAACACATACAAGGGCGATGGGCCAATTATTGTACGTGAAAAGATTGCAACAAGCAGTACTGTTAGCGTTGATAAATTAAACGTTACCATAACTGCTAATCAGTCCGACCAAATAGGTGGTGTTCCTGTTTTAACTGTTGCACATAATGGTGGTTTAGACGGTGCGACTTTAAATTTGAGACGTGCTTTCTTTGGCGATAATGGAAACGTTATCGAATGTATTGATCTGTTCAAGGGTATTTGTGAAGTAACACAGGGCGGTGGCTTTGCATTGAAAATTAATGCAAAATCAGTAGTCCAAAGGCTCAATATTGAATACCCTAACAGACGATACTATCCACAATGTCCATACTCCGTATATTCCAAAGAGTGTGGCGTTGATATTACGAAGTATCGCAAGCGTGTTACTGTAACGGCGGTTACTGGTACCAATACCGTGCAGATTGACACTAGTTTTGAAAAGGGCTATTACACTGCCGGTGGTATGGAATGGATAAGCGGACCACTATCAGGACAAGCAACTCAAATTATGGATAGTGCTACGAATACAATCGTTTATATGAGTGCTACAAATACTGCACCTCATGTTGGTGATGTGGCTTATATCTATCCAGGGTGCGACAAAACGCCTACAACTTGCAAAGCTAAGTTCAATAATTTTAGTAGGAACAGGGCAACACCTTATGTTCCGTTAAAGGAGACAATACGATGAAATTGACAACAGGTGAAATGATTGCCGATGCTGCAAAAAAGTGGATAGGCACACCGTATCAAAATAATACTATGGTTCATGGTGTTGGCGTCGATTGCTCCTATTTGTTGGTTGCTGCACTGGTTGATAGTGGTCTCATGAAACGTGATGCATTAGAAATAGAAAATTATTCTAACGAATGGCATTTACATCGTAGCGAAGAAAAGTATTTGAAGTACGTTCAAAAAGTAGCGGACGAGGTTCCTATTGATGATATTCGCATCGGTGATTTTCTACTATACCAATATGGACGTTGCATTTCTCATGGTGCAATCTATGTTGGCAATAATTTAGTCGTGCATGCGTTTGTTGATCTAGGCGTTATCTACTCATCTATTGACGATGTGTTATTCTATGACGCTAAGGGCAGAAGTCGCTTACGTGCGGTTTATAGGTTTAGGAAAGGGGACAAATAATGGGCTTTCTATTTAGTCGAGGGCATAACACTACAAATCGAGCTGATATGATAGGCGATTTTCAAATCAATACTGCATCATACGGCGAAGTGGTTCCAGAAGTACTTGGCACTACACGATTGAGTGGCAACATTATTTATTACGATGATTTCACCCCTCATGAACACAAAACCACAACACGAACTGGCAAGGGTGGTGGCTCAAAGCATACTGAAATAACCTACACATATACAGTCGCATGTGCGATTGGCTTATGTGAGGGCCCTATACAGGGTATAGGTAAAGTATGGCGAGATAAGGAAATATACGACTATCCGAATGAAAAGATTGAGCTTACTGCCTATAAAGGTGATTATGGACAAGCTCCATGGCCTTATGTTTTATCTAAACATCCGGACAAGGCATTGCCTTATAGTGGCTTGGCATATATGGCCGGTGTGGTAGATTTAGGCGAACGAGGAAGTCTACCTCAATACAACTTTGAAATAAAAGGCAAACTCCTAGAAACTGGCGATGGTGTTGATGTGAACCCTGCCGATTATATTGTGCATGTGTTGAAGTCTATCGGCATTGACGATGTTAATATTGACGGTTTGGAACACTACAGGGAATATTGCAAGGCAGCTGATATTCTTATCAGTACACCTCCTGACAGTAAAAGTACAAAGGCTCAAACTGTAATTAATGATATAGCAGAAATTACAAATAGTTTGGTCTTTTGGTCTACAGACCGCCTTAAAATCGTACCATTAGCTGATAAGCCTATTGGCACATGGAGTCCATACAATCAAATTCAATATAACTTGAATTCAGATGATCTTATTCCGGCTAGCGATGGACAGTTAGTTGTGTATAAGAGAAAGGACAGCTCAGAAAGTTATAACCAAGCTACAGTTGAATTCATTAATCGTGCAAATAGTTATGAAAAGGAAACAGTTGCTTTCGAGGTTGTAGCTGATGTGCAAAAAAATGGTTTAAAGCCAGCCTCCAAGAAGTCTGCACATTATCTATATACTAAGGCTAGGGCACAATACTATGCGGAGCAATTAGCCATGAAACGGCTATATGCTAAAAATCAATATACATTCCATTTAGATTGGGCATTTTGTAGATTGGAGCCAGGCGACCTTGTTACATTAACTGACGAATTATGTGGCTTAAATAATCAAATTGTCGTTATAACTTCTGTATCTGAGGCAGCGGACGGACAGTTGGAAATAACTGCCGAGGGAAAACCGCCAGGGACATATGCTCCTGCCAAGTACAATGTACATGAAAACGAGCGACCTTTTATTGATTATAACCAAGCTGCACCAAGCGTAAATGATGTTGCTATATTTCAAACCGTTGGCGATGTAGGTGGCAATCAAGTATTCGTTGGGGTTAATGCTCCGAGCGGTTGGGGTGGTTGCTCCGTATGGGTATCTGACACAGGCGAAAACTATCGACGTATTGGATCTATCACTCAACAAGCTAGAATGGGCAGAACCAAAAATGCGTTTGATAAGTCTGCAAATTTATGCGATGTAGTACTCAATCAAGGCGTGTTGAAAACTGCAACACATATCGATGCTGAACGTGCCAATACATTGTGTTGGATAAATGGTGAGGCATTGAGCTATGAGGGCGTTGAAACTCATCAGGATAATTGGTATACATTAAAAGGTTTAGTTCGTGGACAGTATGGCACTAATGCTATTAACCACAATGCAAATGAAAGGTTTGTCAGAGTTGACGAGGCTTTATTCCGTTACCCTTATCGTAAGGAAGATATAAATAAGACGATATATCTCAAGTTCACTTCATTAAATCTGTTTGGTAGTAACGAACAGGGACTTGATGAGGTGCAAGAGTACACTTATAAAATCGTTCCATACTATATTCCAGAAGTTGATAATTTAACGTTATTCACTAAGTATTATGAAATTGGTAACGGTGTATTGTCCTTTGATGTAGTAGCTCAATTTGATGTACCTCAAATCAATAGTTTTGATACTGTCGAATTATGGTACCGTGAGGGCAATGCAAAATGGAAGTATGGCGGTAATGGTAACGGTCAAATCTCTATTAGCGGCTGCGAACTTGGACATACTTACGAAGTAAAGGCTATTGTTAAGGACGTACATGGAAACACTTCGCAAGGTGTTACAAAGTCTATTACAGTAGCCATGAAAACGGAAGTTCCTAATGCACCGCAAGGCTTTTCTATCACGTTTAGTGATAAGGCCAATTTTAACTGGCTTGAAGTTCGTAACGCTGACGTCGATTCCTATGAATTGCGTTTAGATACACGAACAGGTCAAACCGATGGCTTGATTGGTAAAAGCAATAACACTACTTATAGTGGCATGCTGCGTGAACGTAGTGGCAAGGTTTATTTATATGCACATAACCCATCAAAAGGCTATGGTGCACCGGCTGAGGTTACATATAACGTACCAATTCCACCTAAGCCTACGAATGTCAAATTAACTGGTACTATTAGCGGTATCGGAGTGGTATTTGAAAGCATTCCGACTGGCTGCAAGGGTGCCAATGTCTATGTCGATAATACTGTATATTTCACATCTACTAACGCAATGAGTATTCCTATCGATGCCGGTGTATATTCTGTTAGCGTTGCTTATGTCGATATCTTTGGTGAGGGGCCAAGAACCGATGCAACAAATGTTACAGTAAAGGCCAAAATCGATAGCAAATTGCTAGATATGGAAGAACTTGGCATAGCCGATATGGATAAGGCCGTTAAGGCTTTAAAGTCTGAGGTTGGCACAGTAAAAACCGATGTAAATGGTTTTAGTAGTAAATTAGTCGACCAAGCTAAAGCGTTTCAACGTACTGTTGCTGATCTAAATACAAACACAGCAACGCAAATAACTCAAATATCTAAGGGGCTTGAATTAAAAGTTACGCAAGCTATTAATAGCCTAGACGGACGTGAAATTGTAAGCCGTATTAATCTTACGCCAGCAGGCACACGCATAGACGGCAAGCTCTTGCATATTACTGGGGCTGCATTGTTTGAAAATAACATCATTACAAAAGGTATGCTGCAAGCCGGTTCGGTTACTGCTGATAAAATGCAAGTCGATAGCTTATCATCTATCACGGCCAATATTGGTGATTTAAGAGGCGGCACCATTACTGGTACAGTTATCAAAAATGCGTCTAATACGTTTAGCGTTGACGCTGACGGTAATATTAGAGGCGTAAATATTACTGGTTCAAGAATTGACGCCAACAGCGTATATGCTAATGGTGAACCGTTAAAGAACACTAATTTTATGAGTATTCATGTAGTTAGCGGACAAAAAATCAACTTGCCAGCAGGATATAATTACGAGCGATGTTTATACTACCTAACCAATGTTAAAATGCGTGAAAGTTCAGTATATAAAATTACTGGCCGTTATTTTAATGATAGCGATATGAACAAAATTCATGACTTCAATAATCGTTACTCAATGTATTTTAACGATAGGCCAGGCAGTGGCAAAATTGATGATTTAGGCAGCGGCCACTGGATACATGGTGAGCCTTTGCAAAACCGTGTATTCTTTCCTAATGGTGATATTCCGGACGGTGGAACTTTTTCGTTCGGTAGAGGTTACCCTAAAAACAATGCAGCCTCTCAAAGTGCTAACGCTAAATGGTTTAAAGGTTGCGGCATTACAAAAGAGGGCTATTTTTATTATTTCTACAATGCCGGAAATTTTGGCTATTATGGCGAGGCTGATTTACTCATCGTTTCATTCTGGTAAGGGGTGTATATATGGATCTAGTTAAAAGAGTAAATGAAACAATACATATCGGCGAAGATTGGCGGAGAGCTTACACAATCACAGATGATATTGATATAAGCCAAGCCAGTGCCGTATGTAAGATACGTAGCAAGCAAGGTAAATTACTTTGTGAGGCTGAGACAGTAATAAACAATAAAACTATATTTGTTACTATCTCCAAAGAAACAACATTAGAGATTAACAAGATATACACTAAGGCCGTATACGATGTTTTTCTTATTCAAGATGATGTCTCTCATAAGTTAATTATGGGGGACATTACTATTATTCATGATATTTCTATGCATTAAGGGAGGTTCATTATGGCAGAAACAAGAACACTTCAAGAAATTTTGGTAACATTAGGCGACAAACCTTTGAATTTAAACGTAAGCATTCCAGGCATGAAAGGTGAAAACGGTCAAGACGGCCGCAATGGTGCTGACGGTTTGAGTGCATATGACATTGCACAATTAAATGGCTTTACAGGCACTCAACAACAATGGTTGGATAGCCTAAAAGCTGGTGCCGTTGCAGATGAGGCACGCACAATGTTGCTTAATGGCAACGTATGGTGTAAATCTGCTGCAATTAGTGATGTATTGGCTGCAGTTATTTCTAATTTAGGGAAAGCGTTCCCACGTACAGAATTTAAACCTCTAACAGTACCTAATGTATTGAGAGGGCAACGTGTAATTACTGTAGAGGGTGAGCCTCATTATTTCGTTAAAGTGGTAGGCATGGAAACTCCGTTCGAAATTGGCGAAAATGGTACTGGATCCATTTCAATCGAACCACTTGGCGATGATGATGTACATTTGACATATCATAACTTCACCGGAAATAAAGTAAGTGATAATACAATCAAAGGTGTTGCCGATGAAAATGCTACTCCTGCAGATGATATGTTCGAAGAAAACGGCGTGAAATTCTCCTTATATGGTCGGAAAGTCGTAATTAATGCAACAAATTATACTGGCAATGATAATTCTGGTTTATACGCTTCCGAACCAAAATTTAATTTCTTTGGCAAGTGGAATAAACAGAATATTGATACTATTGAAGTATATGCTAATAAACCACGCATTTTATTTTTGAATACACATAATCTACCTTTGATGGCAGACGATCTCAAGGGTAAGGTTATCTTGGTTAGAGAGCCTAAAAATATCACCTTTAAAACTGGCAACGGTTGGGAAGATAACCAAGCATTTGTCATTGGCACTGTTGAATACGGCACGCATCAAGTTGACATCCGTGGCAAGAATGATATTAGTTGGAATGATACCACTCATCGTTATGAAAATACCGGTTATTATGCAGACCACTTATAATCTAAGGCAAAGGAGCGATAATGCAAGAATTAACAAACTTTTTGAGTGACGCATGGCAAACTCTTACTGAGTCATTCGCAATCAAGGCATTGTTGGCGGTAATAGCAGAAGTCGGCATTTACATGTTAGGTCTTAAACATGTACAGGTTTTAGGTATATTCATATTGCTTGTCTTTTTAGATCTAATCACTAAATGGTCTGCCATTAGTTACCAAATGCTCATAGATTTAGGTGCAAACCCAGACAATATCAGTGCGTCAGATAAGTATATCGCTATTCCTGCTGCATGGGGCAAAGGGCTTATTAATTCAAAACATATGCGAAAACCTTTTGTAACAAAGGTATTAACATATTGCCTAGCTACTGCCGGTGCATGGTGCTTTGATTTTATGGCAGGCAATTATGCGTTTGCAGTCAATTTGGTGTGGCTATATCTTGGCTCCGTTGAGTTCCTTTCTATATTGGAAAATATGCGAGACGGTGGCAATAGTACTATTTCAGGTCTATTGGAATTAGTACAAAGCAAGGTTGACGCATTATTAAAGAAATAACGTTTTATATGAGGGCTACATATAGTAGCTCTCTTTTAATTTGAAAGAGGTGTATATAATGAAAATTGGTGCATATTTTGATAATTATGAGTTCGCTTGTAATTGCCATAGACATGAAGTCGATGAGAATGGACACAATAAGTTAGACCATATCATTGACAAGCGTTTAGTGGACTTATTAGACGCAATTCGTGAACGTTTAGGGGTTCCGTTATATATCAATAGTGGCTATCGTTGCCCTGAACATAATGAGGAAGTAGGGGGCGTGCCTAACTCTCAACATGTAGAGGGTACAGCCGCCGACATTACATACGATGGCATTGATGTTGACTATCTTGCACAGATTGCCGAAGAATGTGGTGCGGACGGAATTGGTTGCTATTATCACCAAGACTTCGTACATGTTGATGTTAGGGGATATGCAGCACGTTGGAATGATCTCGACTAAATAAAGGGGGCTATGTATGTATGAGAAAATCACGAAGTACATCAATGCGTTTAAATCTCAAATTACTGTTAAGCGGCTTATTCTTATTTGTGGTTGTGTGTTGCTCCTCATTGGTGCATGCCAACTCATTGACGGCTACTTCACCGCAAGAGGAAACTATCAACGTGCCATTGACAAGTTGGAACGAACTCAAAGGGAACTTGATACAAGCAGACGCCTTAATCAAGAGCTCAAACTTGTCATTGAACGAGGCTCAAAGCTTAACCGTCAAGCAAGCGACCGAATTGAACGAATTGAAGATTATCAACGAAGAACGGAGCAAGGAATTGGCCGAGCTCAAAGCTATCAACAAGAAACAGGGCGAAGAGTTGACGAAAGCATCGGAACTAACAGCCAAGCAAGCGAACTCATTGGACGTAGCTTACGCATCATCGAACGAGTTGAAAGCGGAAATAAAGAATAATAAACGAACAGAAGAAAGGTTACGCCGGCAACGTGATACATGGGCAATTAGTAATGCTGCATTATTCCTTGCAGGTGTGTTGCGTAGATAGACGGAGGTGATCCAATATCTCCTTACTGCATAAAGGTGGATATGCAGACAACTTTTGTTAGTTAAATATAGGGCACTTACTTTAACAGTAGGTGCCCTTATTTTTTTTGCAATAATTACGAACAAACGTTTGACTTAAACAAGAATAAGTTATATAATGTAATCAAGATAAGAAGTGATTAAGCTACAAGGAGGCTTACAAAATGACACTACAAGAATTAAACAACATCTTGATTAAACAAAACCAACATCTAGCAGTTGAAAAGTTCAGAACTGGTTATGAATGTTTTAGCATTCATACTAATAAACTATATGCAGTGGCAAACACTGTAGATGAATTATATACAAAACTTTTAAAAGCTAACTTGATTTACTAGGAGGATAAAAAATGAAAAACATTAGAACGACAAAACAATTAAACAATGCTTTAAAAAATGGTTTACGAGTTGGACATGGCGATAAGTATGATCGTTGGAATTATAGAAGTAACATCATTGATACGAAAGGTAATAAATGGGTAGAAGATACAAATTTAATTAAAGATTTAGTAGTAAAATGCCGTCAACGTGGTTTACTAAAATTTGGTTACTAAGGCGAAATCAAAATAAAAACAAAGCCTTGTTAATTATGTTATCAATAACAAGGCTTTTTCATGGGGGAGGACAAAAACATCATGGACAAATTGGATCTAATGAAAATAGAAGAATTAATTTTATACGGTAAGTTAAAATTAATTCAAGATAGTCTTAAAAATATAAGAGAACTTTACGACGTTACTGAAAACAAACAATCAGCTATTGAGAAATTAACGTTATTAATGGATATGGCCAATTCACTGTATGGGGTAACAATTATTCATAATAGTAAAATCACAAATATCAAAAACAATATAAAACATACTATTGAATTCATTATAAAAAAAGATAGTAATAACAAAGGTATTACAAATGAGGTAGAAAACAAAATAAAAGCTGCAAATATAAATAAGTACGAAGAATTATCTAGTTATATCAATTATGTATATTCTAAATATATGAATGACGAAATTAGCTTTGCAGAATATAAGTTCACTACGAAAGTAATTGATGATATTGTACAGAAAGCGTTCAAATAGAGGTGGCATAATGACAAATGATAGAAACTGGGGCGGCCTCCGAGAGGGGGCCGGAGCTCCTATTACTGTAGGTGCAGAAAATCGACGTAAACAAAGAGTTATCTCGTTGAATGATAAAGAATATGAGACACTAAAAAAGATAGCCTCAGAACGGCAAATAAGCGTGTCAGAATTGATTAGAATTACGTTCAATCTTGATACGGCAAACGAAACGGCAAATAACGAAAGCGAATAATCGTATTTAATGTAAAATAATATTATATATAACTGCTTGTCCATACTTTTAATGTGAAATGTAATAGCGTATTGAAAGTGAGATAGTAATAATCGTATAATTATATAGTTATAAATAAAACAGCCTATATCCTTGATATAAAAGGGGTTAGGCTTTTTTCGTCATATATACGGCAAAAATACTATCCAAATATGCTTGCTATGTGGTTCGTTGCTTGCTTTCT